TTGTACTGCATTAGCTGCTAATTGTACTACTTGTGGGTCTTTTATTACAACACCTGCATAAGCTAATATTCTTAATATAACTTCATTTTGCTCAGTGTTTAATAATTCAAATTGTGTAGATGTTGATGAATTATATACATATTGACCTAGTGATCCAACTGTAAATCCCCATTGTACATCAGCAGGTTTTCTAATGTAAGATATAGATATATCAGATGCTGATAATATTGTTTTTGGATATACATAAATATGTGATTGCCCAGTATTGTTACCTTCAATACCTTGATTAGCTTGTTCGTATAAATAAACTGGATAAGTTGTAGTAGGTTTAGTAAGATTAGACATGTTTATTTGTAATAAATCATTTCGTTCTATTCTTTCTATTTCTTTTTCATCTTTATATATAACTGTACCTATTCTGTGTAGATTTGATGGAGGTAAAAAATAAGCAACTTCATTAATTGAATTTACTTGAGCTGTAGCAGTTCCACTACCACCTGTTATTGTTACAGTATTTCCTACATTATAACCTAAGCCACCGTTAAATATACTTATATTAGATATAATACCGTTACTTACAGTGTTTAAGGTTATTTGAGCAGTTGTGTTAAGTCCCTGAACTATACTAACAACACTATTAACTGAATAACCTAAACCTGGATTACTTATGTTTATACCTTGTATAGCTCCAGTCGTAGGATTAACAGAAGTTATATTAACAGTTAGCCCACTTCCACCACCACCAGTTGTAGCTAAATTTGAAGCAACAGAATAATTTGTTCCTGCGTTTGTTAAACCAAATTGCGTGGTAGATATAAAAGTATTTAAAGTTAAGTTAGAGCCGTTACCACCTGTAGTTGCTACATTTTCACGCTCTATATAACCTGTGCCACCGTTTACAACTGAAGCACTTAATACATTACCAACACCTATTAATGTTGGACTTGCTATTGTTTTAAAAATAGAAATGCAATCATCAACATTTTTTTGACGATTTGCATATTCATTAGTAGTCTGTGGCACACGTAATTGTTGGTTCATATCCTCGAAATAGTTTTCGAAAACTTCTAGTTGTACCTGTGTAGCTAACTTATTAAATTCATCTGGAGTTATATAACCTCTTTGTTCTTTATTAAGTATAGACAACACTGTATTATAAACAGTATTTACGTTTATTGCCATATTAATTTTTTTAATATACTAAAAAGGCGGCCGTAACCGCCTTGTATTAGTATCACTTGTTTTTATAGTTTTTTATCTATAGATTTATAGATTTCAACACCTTCATCAGTCTTTAAAAACGCTGCAAATGCAGAGTAAGGATTTTCATCAAAAGGTACGTTCATTAATTTTCTACCGTTAGAACCCCAAGTAAAGGTACGCTGATCTGGTGATAAATTAATTATACCTGCTTCAGCAGCTCTAATAGCTACATTTCTTAATTGAACATTGTCATCATTAGCTAAGCTAATAAATAATTGTGGATTGCTTCTAGCAAACAAAAGTAAATCTCTTTTTATTTCTTTAGAGCTCATACTGCTTACTTTAGATCCAAGCTCAACTCTTAAAATAGCTTCTCCTTGATCTATATCCATATTTCTAGCTGCATTTAAAGCATCAATTTGAAGATCTAAAATATCTAAATCATCAGCAGCTTCTTCAACAGCACTAAACTCTTCATATACTCTACCTTTTAATGGGTGATATAATGAAAGTAACTTTTGTAAGTTTTGTTTTTGTTTTGGAACTTTTAAATCACCGTCTTTAAACATAATGTGACCTAAAGTTGCTTCACCTTTTTGTTCATCTACAAGTGGTGAATCTTGATTAGTAGCATATCTAATTTCTCTTTGTTTACCTGTTTTTTCATCAAAATATAGTAAAGAGTGTTTTTTAGTGTGTCTACTAGGTATTGTTAGTGTTAAAGGACTTTTATTACCTTTTAGATAATAAACTCTATCTTTAATTTCCCAGCTTGGTTTAGCTGGTTTTACTTCTTTTTTTGGTGCAGTTTTTACTGCAACCTCTTGAGGTGCAACCTCAACAGTTTCTGCTGTAGCTTTTTTAGCCATAATATAATAAAATTAAATAGTTAATAAAAACCCTAGGGCTACGCTCACTATGCAGCCCTAAGGTTTAATTTAAGGTAATTAGATACCTTTGAATAATACAAAGTTGTTAGCAGCTTGTGTTACTAAACATCTTTCAGATAGGAAATTTACTTCCATAGCATCTAAAGTAGATGTAAATGCACCACCAGCAGAACCAGTTAACCAAGACTTCATTCTTCTGTCGTCAGCTTGTGAAGCTCTATAACGTACGTGTAAGAATGGTCTACGGATGTTAGTTCCTAATACTTGATCGTATACAGTTGATGTTCCAGCAGGTATTAATACACCTTCGATAGATTGAATTCCATCGATAGCACCACGAGTTGAAGCATCGTTTAAGTATTTCCAATCAGTTTTGTAGAAATCATAAGAACCTCTTCTGAAACCGCTAAAACCTAAGTTTAATGCCATTTCTTCTGAGTTTTCAAATAATCCAAAAGCAGTACCTCCAGCAGTTCCACCAGAGATTGCAGCTAACATATCGTCAAAATCCAAAGCAGTTTGTCTTTGTAAGAATAGCATGTTTTCTTCAATAGCTCCTTGAGTATCTAAGTTTTTCAAAATAGCATCAAAAGCATCTAATCCAGCAGCAGCTGTAAAACCAGTATTTACGTTACCACGACCTTCGATAGCAGCGAACAAACCTTCAGTACCAGCTAGTTTAGCAGTTGTAACAGCAGCAATACCTGCGTTCTTTTCACCTTCAACCATTGACATTTCTAAGTAATCTTCAAAACGTAAACGAGTTTCAGATTCAGCTTTTAAATACCATAAATATCCAGAAGCACCGTCTTCAGTAGCAACTTCAACCCATCCAATTTGAGCCATATCAGAACCATTAACTACGTATTGGCTTCTAATAATAATTGGAGTGTTTGAATATTGCTTGAAAGAAGGCTCTACAGAAACTCTAGCATTAGCACCAGTCATATCTACTCCTTTTTGATAAGCAGAACCGTATACAAATACTTTTAAAGTAGCAGAACCAGTCGTAAGACCATTGTCAGCATTTTCTAAAGATTTATTGTTAAAAGGCTGTACAGTGATGTTTTTAGGACCAGCACCAGCTGCAGAAACAGAAACAAGACATTTTGCTTCACCACCAGTTGCAGGATCTAAAACAACTACAGTGTCATTTACAGAAATAACATTATCTACTCCAGCTGGAATAGTAATAACGTTAGTATTTCCAACAGCAGCTGCAGCACTACACCCATCATATGCAATATGTAATCTAGTTTGTTCAGACCAAATAACTTGATCAGATGACATTGGCATTTCAGCGCCAACCATTCTTAAGAAGCCTGATAACGTTCTGTTTCCATAACGCTCTACTTCTTGTTCGTAAATTTCAGGTAAGTACTGTTGAGCGAACGAATCACCACCATTTCCTGGTCCAGCCGGACCACCTTCATTAAATGTTAAGTAGTTAGTATCCAATAACTGTTGAGTTTGGCTAGGGATAATACTACCAAATTGAGGAGTTAAACTCATAATTTTTAATTTTTTTAGTTAAATTTTTTTGTTTTAATTTTTAGTTTTGTAGAGTCAGCACCAGAAATAGCTTTAACTTTAAAACCGCCAATAAACACATCACCTTGAGTTGATCTAGCTTTAGTATCACTTAAGTTTTTTGATTTGTTTACAACGTCTTTAACAGCGTCTGCTTTTCCTTGCTCATAAAAATGAGCTGCTATTTTATCTACGTTTTCAGCAGCATACATTGCTTTGTGATAACCATTTGTGTCATTAACATTACCTTCTGTATCTAGGAACTTCCCGATTAGGTTGTTAATGTTTGATTGGTTTTCTGCAACTTTATCTTTGTTTTGAATATTATACTTATATGTCTTTTCACCAACTTTGATATCAAAACCTTTGAAATCATCACTGAAAAGTTTTTTAGTATTATCCTTAAACATTTGATGTTGTTGCTCAGCTTGTTTTTGCTCCTTATTATATCGATTGAAAAAGTCCATTGCTTTTTGTTGTTCTTGAGTTACGCCGGGTCTCAACTTGATTTCGTCGTAATATTTACTCTTGGTTTCCTCTAAAAAGCCTTTGGCTTTTGCAACTTCTTCTTTAAACGCAAGTTTCTTTTTGCGTATATCTTTTTCTTCATCTATGTCTTCATCAAAGTCAAAATCTTCTAACAAAAGATCGACGTCTGAATTATCTAGATATGGTTTATTCTTTTTGTAATACTCTCTTAATAAAGTTTTATCATCTATATTGCTATAATCAGCATTTAAACGAGTATAATCCTCTATTGTCCCACCAGTTTCTTCCATAAAAGCAACTAGCTTTTCTATGTTTTCAGGCAGTGGTTTACCTAGTACTTTTTCATCTCTTATAGCTTCTTTAACTTCTGCTTCGACTTTTTTAACTTCAGCTTCAGTTACTTCCGTGATCGGAGAAAACCCTTCAGTAGTCTCGTTGGACTCTTGTACAGGTTCTCCCACCTCTGTGCTATCTCCGGATGGTTCTTCCACATGTACCTCCTTTGTTTCTGCGACTTGAACGGCATCTTCTTCTTGTTTTGGTATTACTACTTTTTTAACCTTTGGTTCTAATTCAATCAAAGGTTCTTTAGGATTAATATTAACTTTAGTAATATTATCTTTAGTTTCATTTAATTTTTTAGGTGTTTTCTTTTTAGTTTTTAATTTAAACTCACCTTCCTGTTTAACAGGTTCATTTGTTTTTACTTCTGACATAATATAATATAATTAAATAATTAAATAAACGTTTACATAAACGCTCCCATACCTGCATCAGGTTGGTTTTCAAAATTTATTGGTAAGCCATCATTTTTTCTTTGACTTATCATTTCGCTTTGTTGCGTACCTTCCATTTTTATACGCTTGTCTTTTCTATCTTCAATAGATTGTTCTTTTTGTTGCATTGCTTGAACATCCATTTGTTTTAATTTCATATCGTATTCAAACTGCTGTTGCATTTTTTGAGCTTCAATTTGTGCCGCTATTTGCATACGTTGTACTTCTATTTGGCTTTTAGCTTTTTCATAATTAATATTAGAAGATGCTAACGCCTCTTGTTTTTGTACTTCAGCCATAGCTGTTTTTTCTGCAGTCGATGCTTGAGCATCAGCTTGAGCCTGTATATTAGACTGCTGAATTTGCATATCCTCTTTCTGCTTTTGCTTACGCTTAATTTTAAGCATTTGATTAGCAAGCTTAAGGTTTTTAATCTGTCTAACGTCAATAGCGTCTTCAAGATCAATACCACCTTGCTGTATAGCAGTTTGTATGTTTTGTTCTAACTGTGCTTTTTCTTCTTCGTCTGGTTCTAATTCTAAGAATATACCAAAGTCATGTAAATTAAGGTTTATAACTTCTTCTAATGTTTTACTATTAAAAGTAGATATAGAGTTTTTAAGAGAGTTAGCAGTAAGTGGAAACTGTAGTGCATCAGCTATTTTAAGTGATATATTTTCAGCCATTTTAAGAGTTAAAAATAAACTAGACTGAACAATATGTTTAGTAGCTGTATTAGATGCATTAGCAGCTAATTTCTGTAATCCTACTAAAGTATTACGATCAGGTAAGCTACCATCTCTAGCTTCATTAAGTCCGGTTACATCACGTATCATTTGTAAATAATACTGATACGTTTGTATAAGACTAGCTATTTTAGCATTACCACCACTACTTTGCAGTTCTTGAATCGGTACTTTACCTCTGTTCATTTCACCGTCTTGAGTAAGTGATCTACCAACAATAGAACCTGTTTGGAAATACATATTTAATGCTTCTGCAGGATTGTAGTTAGTACCATTACCAAGATCAACT